TCTCACCACCTTAAATAAAAAAGCACCTAACCGAAGTTAAGTGCTGTATATTAAGTTATATAACCCTGGACTTGACCTGTCCATTATTTTAATCTGCACGCTAATAATTGATATACTTTAGCGTGTTTTGTTGCATTTTTACCCGGATGTTATTTATGTAGTTTAAGTAGTTATTTACTACACCACACCACGCTTGCTGCCCATGTTACTCCTATAACAAGATCAACTGGTCGTGTTGTTACATAGCCGTCTATAGCTCTTTCTACAGCCTTCCAATATCCCTCTATCAAGGTTAGGGCTACTAAAAACATTAGCGTTCGCTTTAACATGTTCGTACCTCAATTAAATATGCCGCTGTATCACCCCAACGGCAGGGCAGTGTCCAAGTGCTAAACTTGAACATTTCACCTTTGCATGTTATCCCGTTACTAGGCTTCCATGCGATGTTTTGACACTACCAATGCGACTGCTGCTAGCCGCACGGTAGGGGCTATGGGTAGTTATCCGCATCATTCATACGATAAATTGCAGCTATCATATGCCATCATACGGCGAACGCCATAGCCAAATATATAACATACGGTTTGCCACTTGCTCGGATAATGAGCGGGTTACTGCGTATGCGTTATAAATTTAATGTGCGGCCTTTTGATCACTCCGGCCGCAGGAGCTGGTGCTATTGGTGATACCTTAAATGAGTGTAAATCCTATTAACATTATTTTACATCTTATATTTTATCATGGGTTAGGGGTGACATTCTATGACATCTTTACCATTTCCAATAATGCCCATCCGTGAAATCGAAGCACTGATCTTTTGTCATAGTGCAAAGCATCCGCAACGTCTTGCCAATTTCGCCTTGAAAAATAATAACTTTTTAATACTGCCCTGTGCCTTTCGTCGGACAGTCTGTCGATTAGCTGCTCTGCTTCCATCCTTGCTCGCAGAAGCTCTTTGCTGCGTTTTTCGATATATCGCTCCACCTCAATGAGATTGGCAATCACAGGTGCCATTTTATCCGTATTTGCGCCATGTACAGGAGCAAAGGACAGCGAAGGTGTAATCTTTTCGGTAAGCGACCGCAGACGCTCCCGCTCATCTAGCAAGTCACTAATTTCTCCCGCAATGAAACGATATCTTTTTAGCTTTGCCTTTATCTCCTCTATAGTCATCTGCTACCCCCTGTATCTACCAATGTACGAATATAGCGTATTTTTGCTCACATTAATCTTTTGAGCAATCGCCGGAACATCCCACCCAGCAAACCCCATTTCAAAAATTGCTGTATGCATATCGCTCCAGTCAAATGCTTTAGACGATGCCGAATTTCCGGGCGGTCGAAACATCGGAATGCCACTGTGTTTATGCATAATATCCCTAAATACTACTTTCATAGTTTTGTGCGGCTTGTATTGCTCTTTTCCCGCGTCTGTTTCTTTCCCTGCCCTAGCTTCCTCACGCCTACGTTGCTGCTCTTGTAAATGAGCTAAACGTGGATCTGTCGATGTTAGCGGATTTGCTGCACCTTTATACTCTTGTACTGGTGTATGTTCTCCTCTAATACAAGGATTTAAGCTTATAAACGCACAATAATATCTGTCCCCACAACTTTTCAGCCTATAACATTTTTCACAATCTATCACGTTTTCAGCTCCTTCTACCGCATTATCATAGTCCATACTATATATTGTCCTATCTCACTGCCCACACCTATTGCTATACCTGTTATAATGCCAATGGCTACACCGATTGCTATTGCTGTTTTAGTTTTCATTAGAATGGGATATCCTCATCGAACGGTACAGCATGCCCGAACTGCTCAAACTCGCTTTTATCGCCGCTTGTACCGCCTTTATCAGATTTTCGCTCTACAAACTCCACACCATTTGCGATTATTTCCGTTACCCAGCGTTTACTGCCGTCCTTAGCCTCATAGTTACGTATCTGTATTCTGCCCTCTACAATCAGCCTGTGTCCTTTCTGACAGCTATTACCTACCAGTTCGGCGGCCTTTCCCCATAACACTACAGGGATAAAGTCTGTTTCCTTATTCCCTTGTGCGTCTTTAAATGGTCTGTCTACTGCTAATATAAATTGAGCTACTACTTTACCCGTCTGTGTATACCGTACAGTAGGATCAGACGTTAATCTACCTAACAAAACTACTTTATTCATGTTATCTCCTCTCCTTGTTCAAATATCCATCGGGTCACAATTCTCACAGTCAGGTTCAACTTCACCATGTAGCCACTGACAACGCCTACAACAATATTTACTGTCCCAGTAATCACAGGTAGCGTCACAATCATCACAAGGGCATTGTTCTTCTTCCATTTTTATTCACCGCTCCTTTAGTAGCTCAAATCATCATAGATATTGCCGATAACTTTTGCACAAGGTTTCCCACCATAGGTTAAATAATAAATGTCACCATAATATTTAACTGGGTTTTCAATTTCCGCTAAGTAGAAAGCTCCCTTTGCATAAGCTACCTGCATACATGGTGGTATCCAATCGTCCATACAGACGATATCGCCTTCAAATATCTTGTTGCCGTTCTTATCACCAAACCCAGTACACTGACCAACAGTTTCAGGGTCAACTTCATGCATAACCGCTTCTGAAAAATCACCAAACTGATAATTTGAATAACTAATAATAAACGCTTTTTCTTTTAAAGGGTCGTCCTGTTGTTGTACAAGTGCCCCATATACCCAACTTTTAGTGATACTGTCTTTACCTCTAAATAATATTTCACGCATTTTTCTTCACCTTCTTGTGCCAAAATATCCAAAAACAGCTATAAAAACTACGGTCAATATAGCCATTAATACCATTGATAAATTCGGTCCTATTTCATACATTTTTTATGCCGCCTTGTCTGTAAACACATATTTTATGATTGGTCATTTCAACCATCCTACGAGAAATTTTATTCCAAATAATATAAGTGTTATAGCCCCTGTAGTGTAAGTAATGACATATAAGCGGCTATGTCTGTCACTGCTGTCAGTCAGAAGTACCAATATAGACCAAAGAGCTGACGCTATAGTCACAGTAATAGATGCTGTAACGACACAATTCATTAGTAAATAAATAACATCCATGATATTCATTGTTCTTTACACTCCTTGATCTCAATTAATGGGCAATATGTATGTCTACCGCTTTCTAAAACCTTAAAATTCTCTCGTACGCCCTCGATATCTATACAAAGAATATTAGGCACTAATGCTTTGCCATCAACTTGACAATACTGCCCACTTTCATCTATAAAAGGACACTTTAAGCAATTCTCAGGCATATCCATTTCTTTAATTGCTATCATATTTTTTTAGCTCCGTTCTGTCAGCCCAAGTAATCCTACGCGATTTAAACTTAGTTGGCATAGACATAACAGTGAGCTGAATACAGTTACTA